TCCGTTGTCTGTCATATTTAATGCTCCCGCCGTTGTATTAATCTCAAACCCAGCAGATCCAGTCAAATCCATAAAGTCAGTTCCAACATTGTAGCCCATAGAGCCTTTCAGCACTCCAAGACCATTTTTGAACTCTGCCTTTGCTAAATCGCTTGTTAAGACCATAGACTCTGCTCCAAGGTTTCCACCGTTGATTAGGTCGTTTGTATCCAAATCTAAATTACCGCCAGTTATTTCAACTGTTGAACCCGTCGTCAATGATATTGCGCCAGTTCCATTTGCGGTTAATTCTATATTACCAGAATTTCCAAGACCATCTACATCTGTCTGTATTGTAATCCGATTTCCACTATTAAGAACTGTTAGAAAACCGCCGTTAGCAGTGACATCTAAATCACCCGCTACTGTTGTGACCGTTAATTCTCCTTCGCTATCCAGTTTAATTTTATTACTAGCGGGATTATAGTCTAATGAACCTCTTACAACATTAAGAGCATCCGAAAACAGAACTCGGGCTGAGTTTGATTTCAACAAAATCTGATTAGCATTTGTGATATCTTGAAGATTCATATCTAGAGTTGAATTAATATTTACGTTGATAATGGGATTAATAGCAGTTCCTGTTGTTGATATATTTATTCCAGAACTGACTGAAACAACTCCAGTAGTACCTGGTGGGGCATCATCATATGTGACGGCACCGTCTGTTGTGTTATAATAGAGTATTTTATTTGTAAATGCAGTATTCAGTGTAGACATCGTAATTATGGGAGAAGTAAGATTGATACCGCCCGTGTCAGCGGTTACATTAACGCCCGTGCTAGCGGTTACATTAATTGAACTATAGTATGATATGATATCTATTTCACCTGTACCAAAAAGTTCAATATTCGCGGCGGTGCTGTTGAAATCTGTATCTAACCTTTTGTCCAACTTTAATGAAATACTAGTACTGCCTAATGTAATATTACTGAAAGATGATGCCCCATTTTCTCCAATAAATAGAGTCGTTGTCGAGAGGCCCATAATATAGGATACAGGAAATCCTCCAATAGTACTAGTACCTATTCTCATAGATTGACCGCCAGTTTCATTGTAAACACCAAGTTCACCCGCATTAGTTATTAGAGCTGTATCTCCAAATGCTGAACCATTATTGTAAAAAGTAATATTTGTTGAGGTAGTAGTATCATCAAACTGTAATACTGGGGTCACATTTTTAATTACAACTGGATTCCCAGTTAGATTAATTGGCCCTGTTATAGAGGTTATAGTAATATTTGTACTTGCCTCATTTAAAACAATCGAAGTGCTAGCTGTACTAAGATTAATAGTAGACCCTGAGGCGATAGTGATTGTGCTATAATCATAGATAGGAAACCCATTCATAAGTAGTGTTGAATTAATATCTACATTGATGATAGGGGTACTGGCCGTTCCAGTAATAGAGATATTTGTTCCAGCAGTGACCGAATTAACACTGGAGGGAAGGTCGCCCACTGATAGGTAGCCCGTACCTTCTGCAATATATACCATCTTAGTTGTCTGTAGCGTAGATAGACCATATAGTCTAATGTCTGTAGCTACAACATCAAATAGACCTTCTCCTATATCTAGTGTTATTTTCTTGGTTGCACCGTTTGTTTGAAGTAAAATACCACCATCAGATGATACCATATTGGTAGATGTCCCGTCTAGATTTAGACTAGCATCAGATGTGATACCAAGAGCACCAGAAGAGTGAATATTATTACCATTCATCTCCAGTGTTGAATTAATATTTACATTGATGATGGGATCAGTAGCAGTTCCTGATGTTGAGATATTTGTTCCAGCAATGACCGAATTAACACTACCACCTCCCCCACCGCCTGATATAGTAGACCATATGACTTGTCCACCAGTTCCAGCAGTAAGAACTTGCCCTGATGTGCCGCTAAAAACATTATTATCATAAAATGTTGAGGCTACATTAATTGAACCATTAAATAAAGTACTGCCTGTAATGTTTACATCTCCATTTCCATTATTCGCATTTATAGTGATATTACCGCCCGCATTTGTGATATTGGGAACGTTGATGATGTCAAACCCCGCCATATCCAGTGTTGAATTAATATTTACATTGATGGTGGGATTAGAAGCAGTTCCTGTTGTTGATATATTTGTTCCAGCAGTGATTAAAATAACGCCGCCGCCACCACCGCCATTAATAGTACTTACAGTCAGAGTACTAATTGTAGCAGTTGAAACATTAATAGTACTAATTGTTAAAGTATCTGAGAATATAGCAGCGCCATTTGTGCTTGTTACATATACATTATTAGGCGGAACTAATGTATTATTACGTCGATATGCGACAGCACTTCGGAGTGTCGTAAATCCAAAATCACGTGATGTCATTTAATCCTAATTATCTGTATCATAATTAATTTGTATAAAATACGAGAGAAATTATGAAGTATTAATTAATTGTGAAACCAAAGAATAGCATATCCTTTGCCACCATTGGCGCCTTGCTGAAAGCTTACATTCTGAAGTGACGCTGCCCTTAGAATTAGCATAATTAACTAAAAATATCTTTTGTTTAGGATTAATTTAGTTATTTTATAGTGCGAATATTTGTATACTTACAGCCCCATTACTGCCGCTACCGCCACTTGATGCCGCTGTCGACACGCCGCCCCCTCCAGCACCAAAACCAGTAGCTGAAGCGCTGCTTATTCCACCAATACCTAATGATGAACTTCCGCCGCCGCCGCCGCCAGCGATAAGAAAGTCAATCGGTCCGCCTGTGCCCCCTGTCCCAACACCATTTGGTCCATCTCCATTTCCTCCTGATCCTACTGTACCACCATTTCCAGTACGAGAGATAAATCCCTGAGGCACTACTAATGATTGTCCGCCACTGCCAGGAGTAACAACCCCGCTGCCGCCACCTCCACCATAGAATCCAATGCCTCCCAAACCCAAACCGCTTGATATAGTTCCACACAATCCACCAGAAGCATATATATATACATTATTTGTACTATTAATTACTGAAGTGGCTGTGCCATTTGTATCAGACGCGCCGCCATTTCCAATAGTTATACTTAATGAAGTATTCTCTGGTAAATAATAGCTACCATATACTTCTTGGCCTGAGCCGCCACCGCCGCCGCCATAGCCAAAAAAAGAATTAGTGCCACCGCCGCCGCCACCACCAATAGCTAATATATTTATGCAAACACTTCCTGTTATTGAAGGATTATTTATTAAAGTTGATAATGTGACTGATTGAGTTGTACTTATTATACTATTGTATAGTTGGTTTCCACCTGATATTGTAGACCAAACAACTTGTCCACCAGTTCCAGCAGTAAGAACTTGTCCTGATGTGCCACTAGAAGCGTTATTGTCATAAAATGTTGATGCTACTTTAATTGTACCATTAATTAATGTACTGGCATTGATATTGATGTCATTGTTAGCTGTTAGAGTAATACTTTGACTTGCTTGATCTAAAACAATCGAAGTGCTAAGTGTACTAAGATTTATAATATTACTTGCGGCGACAGTTGTATTATTAAATGAGTATGTATTAATATTACCAAAAGCTGTCAGATTAATATCACCTGATGCATTCAAAGCAATAGGCAGTGAAATAGGAGCACCTGCTGGGCCAAGAGTAGAAATAGCAATACCTGTAGCATTGTTTAACTCTATATTATTAACAATACTAGTTCCAGGAAGAGATGTTGTAATAGATATATTTCCACCAATCGAACTTAGTGTAAGTAACCCAGTAGTATCTACAATAGGAAACCCATTCATAAGCAGTGTTGAATTAATATCCACGTTGACAATAGGGGTACTAACCGTTCCAGTAATAGAGATATTTATTCCAGAACTGATTGAACTAACTCCTCCACCTCCAACACCACCGCCATTAATAGTGCTTACATTTATAGTACTAATTGTTAAAGTATCTGAGAAAACAGCGCCCCCATTTGTGCTTGTTATATATACATTATTGATTGGAACTATTGAACCGTCAAAATGATATGCGACAGCATTTCGGAGTGTTACAATTCCAAAATCACGTGATGTCATTTAATCCTAATTACATATATCATAATTAATTTCTATAAAATATGATAAAATTATGATTCTAGATGGGTGTTATAGTTAGGTTAACATAACCACTGCCTCCATTGCCTCCATTTCCGCCATAACCGCCAGTAGTGTAATAATATATGCTCCGTCTCCTAATATACCATTTCCTCCTGGAACAAATGGCGTTGTAGGACTATTTGTATAATAACATCCATAAAATATTGGATTTTACGACTCAGTATGGTAAATCAGGAACATTGCGGAATTTCTGTGGGTTCTATTCTGAAGGTTAAGGACGTAAATATGTTATAGTCAAAGTTGTACTAGCCTGAGCTGCAAAATTTCCATTAGGAGCGCCGACGGGGGTCTCATTATCTACTAATATAGTATCATTTGTACTTAAATATTTAATTACAACTAATTGAGTTTGATCTCCACAGAGCTCTTCCACTACATATCCGTTAAGATATCCTTGCCATCCTGGCACTATAGCTAAATTATAACGAATGCCATACATAAATTGAGAAACTGCACCTAGGGAAGTTAAAGCAAGATTAATGTTAGTACCGCCTTGTGGGACGTCACCCATACTACCAGAAACAGCTCCACATAGTGTACCGACAAACGTTATCTGATACCACCCATCAAGCGGTACATTATATACAGCATTAGAATTTGTGAGGCGACCAGTATAACCTGGTTGTTCATAGTTTGCCCCATCCCAACTAATCCAAGTTCCAGCCTGATTTGCAGCACTATTCAGAGTCTGGCTTGTGGCATTAGAATATTGCCAAATATATGGATAATTACTTACTGCTGGTATATTCCATATGACTTGTCCACCTGTTCCAGCAGTAAGTACGTATCCACTTGTACCAGTTGATCCATTATTATCTCTAATTGATAAAGTGCTTAAGGTACCTTGTACATTCATCATTGACGTGTTCGTGTTTAGCGACAAAAAGGCACCACCGCTATTTGCGGTTCTAAATGTTAGAAAATCGCAGTTGATATATCCATTTCCTGAAAATCCTGCGGCCGTCGATGGTGTAATTGATAATGTTCCATAGGTACCAGCTACATTATATAGTGTATAACTTGTATTTGTTAAAATACTCCCATCTACATTTAAAGCAGTAGATATATTAACATTGCCTGTATTAGTATTTATAATATCACCACTTAAAGTACTTGCCCAGAATGTATCATTTTGTGGAGGATAAGGAAGTCCATTAATTGTACTAGTTGATATAGATGTAGCTGATATAGATGTAGTTGATATAGATAAAACATTTAAAGTATTAGACCATATGACTTGTGCTCCGCTAGGTCCAGCTGTAAGTACTTGTCCAGTTGTACCAGGTAATCCTATATTATCAAAAATTGTTAAAGTGCTAAATGAATTATTTACAATTAAACCAGTAGATATAATAACACTACCAGTATTAGTATTTGTAATATCACCACCACTTAAAGTACTTGACCAGAATGTGTCATCTTGTGGAGGATATGGAAGTCCATTAATTGTACTAACATCCGTTATAGTACTACATTGTAGGAATGTGTTAATCTGTACAGATCCAGTATTATCATTTACAATACTTTCATTACTTGAAGTACTTGACCAAAATACATCATCACTGGGAGCATAAGGTAAGCCATTTATACTTGAAATGGTAATACTTGATACGTAAATATTATCAGAAGGTGTAACTAGACCATTAGTAGATGTTACTAAAACTCGATTACTTGATATTGGTATATCATTGTCGCCAAGAGCATATGTATTGTTGATAGAACTTCCAAAATATGAACGAATAATTAATGGGCCACTATTTATGGCATTAATGCCTGAAGAACTCATCTAGAAACGGGTGAGAATGAAATTATCAGATAAAAATCTTGAGCTTAGAGATGAAACACCGCGAATCAAATGAATTATTAAATATCCGGAACGTACTACAGAATGCCAGCAGGTGGAGGTCTATTACAACTTGTAGCAACAGGAAAACAGGATTTATTCCTAACAGGTAATCCTCAAATTAGTTTTTTTAAGATGGTTTATCGCCGCCACACCAATTTTGCCACAGAATCTCAACCAATGTATTTCGACGGTACCCCCAATTTTGGCCAACGAATCAGTTGTCTTATTCCCCGAAGAGGCGATCTCTTAGGCAGAGTGTATTTAGATGTAACCTTACCGAGAATTTATGATACAAGTGGGACTGAATTACAGTATACAAATTCAGTTGGTCACGCATTAATTCAGGAGATTACGTTTGAAGTTGGTGAACAGGAGATTGATCGACAGACTGGAGAATGGATGGAAATCTGGACTCAGTTAACAACGCCTGCTGGACAGCGTGACGCACTAAATGAAATGATTGGGCGCGTCGAGCAATATGTTCCGCCATCTGGTCCGCCACCAATTCTACAAGCAGGCCCACAGTCCGAAGGCCTACGACTCCTAATTCCCCTACAATTCTATTTCTGTAATAATCCTGGTCTATATCTTCCCTTATTGGCTCTACAATATCACCCAATTCGTATTAATATTACACTTCGACCATTACAACAATTATTTTGGGTATTACCACCGCAGCCGCCAGCTACACAGGAATTGTGGAAGCCTGCGTGTTCGATTAATGTAAGTTGTACATCACAAATTGTGAATATGATGTTATGGGGTGATTATGTATATTTGGATGTGGAGGAGCGTCGTATGTTTGTATCAACTTCACACGAGTATCTTATTGAGCAAGTTCAATATACTCCTCCATATGCATTAACGGCGCAGCAGACTACAGCGACAATTTCAGTGGAGTTCAATCATCCGATTAAGGAATTTATATTTGTGGCACAGCGAGATGAAATGATTAATCGCAATGAATGGTTCAATTACAGTAATTTAGCAATCAATGAGCCCTGTCCAGCAGTTGTCCTGCCATATGTAAATGGTAATGCTCCAGCGGGTCGTTTAGACTTGATAGCAGGTGCCAAGTTACAATTGGATGGTTATGATCGCTTTCCACTCCGAAGCCCAATGTATTTCAGATTACAACAGCCATACGACCATCACACTACCACTCCGGTCTATTCATTTATCTATGATTACTCTTTCGCTCTAAGGCCAGAGGATTTTCAGCCCACAGGAACTATGAACGCCAGTCGCATTGATAGTATTGTATGGCAGATTCAAATGAATCCAGTGTTAAGTAATCCAACGATTCCTGCTTGGCAGCAGCGAGGAAATTGCCGTATTGTTGTTTACGGACACAACTATAACGTTTTCCGTGTAATCAATGGATTTGGTGGTCTTCTATTTACTATTTAATTGTATTGACCTGTAAAATTATTATTATTATTGTATTGTCTTTGAATCTAAATGAAGCGCTAAAGACGATCCAAAAAAGTCACATTAGACAGTAATGAGCTCAGGTGTATCTCAAATTGAATATTGGTTAGGTACCAATAAAAACGCTGGTACCAATAACCAAAATAGTAATGGTAAAGAAGGTGGAGATGGGGCGGTTTACTTATCTTATGATGTATTTATGGCCTTAGCAGTAATAGGTGGTTTTTTTGCGTTAGATCATCTTTATTTACGTTCACCGCTGACATTTTTAGCCAAGATTGTAATTAATCTATTATTTTTTGGAGTATGGTGGATATGGGATGCATTACAGGCGGTATTTAATGATGATGTGATCAAAGTATTTGGTCTAGGTGTGCCTTCACTAGGCCCAAAAGGGATAGCGGCGGGTGTATTGGCAAATGATGTACCTGATAAAAAGCATATGCGATTCTTCATCTATGCAATTTGTCTATTGTTTACAGGCATATTTGGAGTAGATTCCTTCTTAGTTGGAGATAAGACCTCAGGATTTATTCGTTTAATTTCACTTATTACATTGATATTTTCGCCTATTGCGTTGGTGTGGTGGTTATATAAATTATTTAAGTTTTTCTTTGATACAAAGACTGTAACAAATACGAATTATGAGTATTTTGGTGCGCCATCTCCGCCAATTCCGCCAACTGTGGCAGAGAAATTAAAGAGCTCAATACCAATTTTAGGTAGTATTATTAACCCATTAGTGAAAGTCAAAGATGCCGCGGTTGGAGCAGTAGAAAATGTAGGTGAATTTGTGGAAGGAGTTATTACAAATCCAGGTGCAGCAATTGGTAGTGTTATAATGGGCCCTGTCGAGAGACTCGCAACGGCCACACGTCCAATTATACAACCATTCGCCAATGTCGTATCAGGCGCTATAAAACCAGTTACAAATACTGTACAAATAGGCCTACAAACAGTAGATGATATAGCTGGAACAGCGCGGGAGTCACTTGCTCTAGGTAGAAATGCGCTAGATAAGGGCGCTTCCTTGGCACAAGGTGTGATATCTACAGCGGGTGACGTGGCAAAGGCGGCTGCGTCAGCGTTAACAGTTGCGCCAGCGATAGCGGGTCTCTCATCTGGACTAACACCTAACGCAATTAGTGCAGCAAAGACAGCATTAACAACGCAGGCTGGAGGGGGCTCAATATCAAATGTATTACCGTTTGTGTTAATGGGTACATTGGCATTAATTGCTGTGTCTGGATTTATTTTAACTTACCGTCGCTCAAGACAGAATGAGCGACCACGGAAAGATGATTCCCCTCCCGAGCCAGGAGTTCTTCGAGAGTCTGATAAAAAAGAATCCTCCTAAGCCCCACGATCCAATTGTAATTATTAAGTTTGGTGCCACATGGTGCGGCCCTTGTAGACGACTTGATATGGATTTCTTAGTTGGGTTAAGTGATAAAATAAAATGGTATGAATGTGATATTGATGAAAATGATTACACATTTGGCTATTGTGGCGGTAAATCAATTCCCGCATTTTTAGCGATTGTGAATGGGAATGCGCAGCCTTTATATGTACAAAGTGATACAATGAAGGTGGCGCAATGGATTAAGAATGGATTTAAACTTGCCTAGATGATGGCAAATGTAAAACACATTACACAAGTATCTACTTAGAAAGTTCATTTAAAAAATTAAATTGCTCTAGTGTAATATGATGTATTGTATTATCTGTTTTCTCTGTATGAAAGTCAAATAAATAATCTCCAATTTCTTTCCATATGTGACCCTTTGTGCTAGTATTCAATTTAAGTTCCATAGAGCGTGCCTGTTCGCTATTTAGGGAAAGTGATAGAATATCATATACAAAATATATCATTATATTTAATAATATAACGATATCTTTAGATTATTGTATATTTGAACCCATTTAAAAGAAGTAGCATAGTTTATCGCGGTGTTCTGAATATTGAATACATTTATGAGGTCGTAATACAGAACGTAAATATGGATAAGGAACGCATTTATGTTTATTTTTCTTGAGTTCTGAAATAAAGAAATCTACAAAGTGTCCAGTTGTTCTTTGACGTTCTGGATGCCATTGAACACCATATACTGGATTGTACTTCCCTTCAATTGCCGCCACATATTCTTTACCATTATTATCTATACTTGTAGCAAGTATATTATAAAAACGACGTAGGTGTGAATTGTTTAAAAAATCGCTAGGTGAAATGCCATATTCATGGTTGTTGTTACAGGATTTATTGTGTTCTAGGTAGTGTAGATAACTTGTAGAAAAAGATTGAAACATTCTAGAATTGTGTCCTGCTGGAGTAATCTGGAGTGGATAAAATCCCTGAGCTGGATAGCGTTTTAACTTTGTAAATCCACCAATTAAAAACATCAATAACTCAAATCCAAAACAAGTACCCCATATTGGAAAATATTCATCTTTGACTAAGGACAATTCAAAAAATCGCGTAATGGTATCTATAAATTTTGTGTTTTTGACGATGTATGTAGTTTCGCCGCCAGGAATAAAGATGCCGTTTACCATATTGAAGTAGGCCTCGTGCTCAGTGGTGTCGTATGGTATGGGAATAACACGAACACCACGTTCTTCAAACCAATCAACATATGCTTTCATAATATGTGTTTGGCCGTATTTAGTTTTCTTTATATGAGGAATTGTAATGATACCTATACATAATGAATCTGTACGTTTATTAGTCTTATGCCGTATATGTATATGCGCGCTCATTATTGTCTATTAGCACTTCTTACAAAAAATGCGCAAAAAGCATTTTTTTTGAAAAAGTGCCAAAAATATTATTGAATACTGTAAAGAATTTACATCAAGAGAGGGGTTTAAGGGGACACTTTTTCCTAAAAAGTATTATCTGTTTTTTAGACACTTAAGCGCTTTATCAAAAGCGCGCAAAACGAATAAAATGAGTTTTCTACTAAAAAGTGTTAGTTTGCAAACAGTAATCTACCCCGTCCTTCACGTACATCATAAACATCCCATCCTTCAGTAAATACACGGAACTCTGATCTACGTCTTCCATCATTCGGATTACCAGTTATATTTGCTAAATCTATATGTAATGTTGGCCTATCTGCTGTAGTAAAATTAACTGTGCCTTCAGGTTGACGTGGGGCTGGATATATAGTACCATAACTATCACCAGATGACCATTTCATTTCACCAATCTGTAGTCCACTTGCCTTTTCATCTTTGACTAATTGACAAATGTCTTGCCATAAGAAGGGTTCGTGTAGATTTTCGCGATCACGCCCAGCAATAACAAGTTTTATTTTGTAGTAGAACTCTCCATAGAATAGAGTATATGGATTTGTAGCAGTTGGTGGATGGGTGACTGAATAGTCATTGGAGAAATCATCGAGACGATTTCTGTCAAGTGAATTTTGATTCCTAAAGAACCAAAAAATCTTTTCTGTTGGATGCCGTCCATCTAGCCGACGAGTTACAGCTGCAGTGCCACCCTTATCCAACGGAATATAGTCCAATTCGCCAAATGTAAAATCATTCTCAAACTGTCGCCGAAAAGGAATCTGGATAGGTGTGGAGCGGAGTTCTTCTTGGACCCGAGGTGGAACGTAATGTTGAACAGTTGAAAGAAGAATATTTGGATTTCCCATCTCAGCTAGTGTATTTGGTGTAAAGTCGATTTGAACTCCATCTTCACCAGTGTATGTAAATTCAGGAATTAACCAGGGTGTAAGGTTTGGTTTATAAATTAATTCATTACTACATACAACAAGATCTTCCAGTTTTCTTAGAGTCACTTTAAGGCGAAATTTCTGCCAGGCCATTGCGACGAGAGGAAATCCTCCATCCCCTGGACATTGTAATCCTGGTAGTGGTAACTTGACTCTAAGGTGTCCAGGTGTCGCCCTTAATTGAATACCACGAATAGTAGGTAAATTGGTTACTGGGTCAATTGGTTCTAGAAGCCCACCTAAAGTTTGTTGTAAAAAGCTACTTGTATAAGAGCCTTCTGATAGTTGTTTAGCAAGAAGCCCATCGCCACTCCATTCTTGAATTAAGAATTGGTCTTGATAGAATTGAATCTTTTCAAAGAGAAAATATCCAATATAGTTAACGTATCCGTATGAATCATCCGTAGTTTTGGTGGTAATTGGGTAAAGACCATTAATTACGCTTGGTTTGTAAAGGGGGCCATTAAGTACGCGGGGGAGTTGTGGTAACCAAGTAGGTAAATCAATTTCGAATGCGCATTCTGTCATAACATCGCCATAGGGATCTATTTCAACTTCAAAAGTATTACCCCAAGAGGTACCATTAATGGGAACAATTGTTTTGCGTTCTGCGAGATGGTGTGCGGAGGATTCATAGCTTGCATCATATGGGTAGAAGCTATCTTTGGAGTCTTTAAGGAAGTAAGTATCTTTGACGCCTCTAGCTACTAGTTCAAAAAGAGCACCTTGACCGCTGGATTGATTAATACTGGTCATTCTATCTTATAGAGACGAATGTAATGTCATTTTATACTCCCTTAAAGTTTACAAGTTTACAAAGTTTATGCGAGTAGGTGGCGAATTAAACTGGAAAGGATTCCAGATAATAGTGCAATACCGAGAGCTTGTGGTAGGTTAAAACGCTGTATAAGGATGATTAGGATAGCAAGGGAAGAGAGTAGGGCAACAGCTAATACAGCAAGACCTTCACTAACTACAGCTTCAGCGCGAACCTTTACAGCCATAGCCTTAGAGACGAGGAAGTGTGTAACAGTTGCCGTAAGGAGGGAGGCGATAATCATAACGGTCAAAACACCAGACCAGTTAAGATTATAAGTAAATGCGGAGACATAAACGGCGGCAATATTTAAAGCCGATATAATAACAGTTTCAAGCATAACTTCAGTAGTTCCTTTCATCATTTTTATACTATACGCATAGATTTTTTTATAAAATTTGATAAAGTCGGATGATTAATTAAAAGTGTGTAAGAAATGACGAATCTAGTTATTGTAGAATCTCCTGCAAAATGTCAGAAAATCCAAGGTTTCCTTGGTCCAGGATGGCGAGTTATCGCATCGATGGGCCATATTAGAGCTCTAGAGCATTCATTGGATGCAATAGGTCTTAATAATGATTTTGAGCCAAAATATGAATTTATTAAAGAAAAGGCAAAAGCAATTAAACAATTAAAAGAAGAATCAAAAGATGCAACTAATATATATTTAGCAGCAGACGATGATAGGGAAGGTGAAAATATTGCATATTCAGTGTGTTTATTACTTAAGTTAAATCCAAGCACAGCAAAAAGGGCTGTCTTTCACGAGATTACAAAGAAGGCTGTAACAAATGCGGTTAACTCGCCGCGTAAGTTGGATATGAATCGTATAAATGCACAACAGAGTCGTGCGATGCTGGATATGATGATTGGATTTACGATGAGTCCACTTCTATGGCGATATGTAGCTCCTAGTTTATCAGCGGGTCGTTGTCAAACACCAGCACTCAGGTTGGTAGTAGAGCGTGAAGATTTAATCACTAATTTTAAGGCGTCGTCAAGTTGGCAACTAAACGCAAATTGGATTACCGCTCAGGGAGGACTTAAAGACTCCTTTAAGTTCTCTGCACAAATGGACGATGAATTGGAGGATGAGGAGTCTGCCCTAAATTATATGGAAATCATACACGAAACTCCAGATGCCTCCATTATCTCTAAAGATATTCGTCCCTGGTCTCAATCTGCTCCAGAGCCACTTATTACAAGTACACTTCAGCAACAGGCTTCAGCTATGTTTAGTATCAATCCTAAAAACTGTATGAAGATTGCGCAGAGGTTGTATGAAGCGGGTCATATTACGTATATGCGTACAGATAAAGCGGTTATTTCTGAAGATGCTATTACTGAGGCGAAAAAGTGGGTTCTAGACACATATGGTGAGGACTTTTTAGAAAAAAATCCGCAAAAAACAGAAGTAAAAGAGGAAAAGAAAACAAAGAAGAAGCCAAAGGTGGCAGGAACAAAGGAAACAGGAACAAATGAAACAGAAGCAAAAAAAGAAGATGGTGAAGTGAAGGCTCAAGAGGCACACGAAGCTATTCGTCCAACTCATATGGATCTAACTGCCCTTCCTGAAGGAGACTGGACCTCATATGATAAGAAAGTATATAATCTTATTTGGCAGCGAACAATTCAGTCAGTGATGGCTCCTGCTAGGGGTGAGACTTGTAAGGTTAAGATTCAGATTGAAGGTGATGAGGACTTTACGTGGTCGTCACAATGGAAGCGCACAACATTTGAGGGTTGGAAGCGTGCTGGTAAAGTCGCCCAAATTGACAATGATTCTGAACAAAGTGGCGATGAAGATTCAAAGGATGATACGTGGTCAAAAGCTTCCATTCTAGAGCCAGGTGACAAAGTAAAATGGTTGGATATGAAAGCAGAGCCAAAGGAGACAAGGGCGCAGGGTCGTTATACAGAGGCGACACTGGTAAGAGAACTTGAGAAGTTTGGAATTGGCCGTCCATCGACATTTGCATCATTAATTGCAACAATTCAGGATAAGAATTATGTGGAAACAAAAGATATTGTAGCCCGAGAGGTGAAAGTAAAGGAGTATACAATGAAGCCCAATCAATGGCCCGCAGAAGAGAAGGAGTTAAAGAAGAAGGTGGGTGCTGAAAAGAATAAGTTGGTGCCAACTGATTTGGGGCGTTCAGTGCTATCCTTTGTTCTGAAACATTTTAACGATTTGTTTGATTATGGATTTACTGCGCAGATGGAGAAACGTTTGGATCAAGTGGCAGATGGTTTAGAGCCATGGAAGCAAGTCTTAAGAGATATGTGGGCATCATATAAGGATCGATATGAGGATTTGTGTTCAAAGCAATCTATTAAGACCAAAGAAGGGGAACAGAATGCAAAAGTGAAAGAATTTAGTGGAGGACTTAAAGCCGTTCAATCAAAAAAAGGACCACTGTTATTGATTGAGGGTGCGAAAAAAGAGGATACCCAATTCCTAGGTTGGCCAACTGGAGTAGCGTTTGAGGATATAACAGAAGATAAGGCACTTAAGTTTAAGGAGGAGGTTGCGAAGAAGAAGCGTGGAGATGAAGTGGGAGAATGGAATGGCCAACAGATTATTAAAAAGTCAGGTAAGTTTGGAGATTATCTTCAGTGTGGTGAAGTTTCAATTCCATTTCAAGCAGGAGAGGAATTAGATAAGACAATTGAGAGATTTGAGACCAAGCAAAATGGGGGTACAGGAGTTCTAAAGCAGTTAAAGGAATATGTAATTCGTACTGGTCAATATGGCCCATATATTATGAAGACGTCACTTAAGAAGGCGCAGTTTGTATCAGTTCCAAAGGGTATAGATATTAGTTCCTTAACAGAGAAAGAGGTAGAAACGCTTTATAAGACTGGGTTGGAATCGAAGAAGAAGTGGAAATCTGATAATAAGAGTGATGCGACTAAATTAAATAAATAAAATTTAAATAGTATAGAAGAATGTCAGAAACTGATGTAAATAATAAAATGGCAGAACACGGTAATACATCTTTATCTCCAAGTAATACGGAAGAGCCTGAAAAAGCGGAGATAGATGAAATACCAAAGAGAATTTTTAATGGATGGACACCTGAGCAGGAAAGGCTCTATGCGGATTGGAATGAAATTGCGTCTTGTTGTAGATGGATACACCTTCAAGTAGATAAGATAATTCATATTAAAAATGTTATAATAAACATCCCAGTTGTCATTTTATGTGGTTTAAGCAGAACAACAAAAATTGTGGTACAAGTATTATTTGAGAATGCGATGGAAGTAATAAAAAGTATAAAAGCTTTATGATTATCCCAAAAAGAAAATTTGAAAACTAAAGAGGGTATAAAATAAGGTGTCAATTAAATATTAAGTATTCAACACATATCTAGCTTTCCAATATCCAAGAAAGAGAAAATGAAGTTAAGTAAGGCTACAGCGCTTCAGATGATTCAGAGTGAGTTTTCAGTGGATTCGGTATGGCTAAAGCATAATACGCAGGTACATATCGCAATTCTTATGAAGCGTGGAAAGATTTTGGAGATTGCTAGTAATGCGGTGGGAACTCGTTCAAAGGGATCTGGATATCAGGAGAGAACTATTCACGCAGAGAGGGCCGTGCTTAAGAAGGTGGGTGATATTTCAAAGTTGAATGGTGCTATTCTTATTGTAATACGTATTATGCGGGGTACAAAGGAGGTTGGAAACTCTGAGCCTTGTCATTCTTGTAGGTGTCATTTGGAGAAGTGTATGAGGGAGCACGGTCTTAGGCAGGTCTTCTATTCAACCTGATATACACGATTTCTACCAAGATGTAAAATCAAAAATATAAAATCAATAGAATATACTAATTTTTTATTGATTTTATTGTATATATAAGGCTGTAACTAAAGTCGATTAATTAAGTGAGGAAAGAACAGTATAATACATAATACTAAGCCTAGCATCACTAAATATATTTTAATTTTTTCATCTTTAGGTTTATCCTCAGTATAGATATCAAATAGGCCCCAAATGGCTATCCACCAGATGATAGCAACTATGGCAGAAACAATAAGCATTCTGATACAGAACTCTAAAAAGAATTGTATCCATTTACAGTAAAGGGCTGTAAAGAGTATTTATCAAATGAGTTATTCAAAAATATATCAATGTTTGAATAATATAAACGACCAAAATCGGACTTGAACCGACGACCTTGCGGTTAACAGCCGCACGCTCTAGCCAACTGAGCTATTTAGTCATCTAGGAGATTTCTCTCCACTATTTCCGTAGGACTAATTCTTTAGGCTCTGAACGCACTACATTTAGATTCGCAGATGAAGGTAGTATTTTTTTAGGTTTGCACGGTTTTTTTCGCATATTATGCCGATCCATACTACTTTTACTATATGTGATGTAGCCACAGATACCACAATAGTAGTCACCCATTATACTATTTAGTTAGTACTTGTTTAGAATCAATTTTTAATAGATATAAGACTGTATATATATTAAAATGTAAAACATTATAATAATATATTTCTCGCGAGCCGGAATTGAACCAGCGACTACTCGAGTTTTACTTAGCATTAAAACTGCTACAATCGAGAATTCTACCACTGAATTATCACGAGCTGTATAGAGGAGACCTCCTCAATTATCATAGATGATTGTTTTTTAAGTTTTTAAACGCATTATGTAGTCTGTGTAACGCGACCAAACAAAAAAATTGAACCTAAGGATATCAAGATTTATAACAGTATTTAAATGAGTTTTATAACCACACATCTTGAAATGGCAAAGGACAGTGTTAGTGACGCACAACACGAAGTGAAAATTATAATGTCAGAACTTCTCAAACAAAAAATGGGCAATTCGAAGAATCTGGCAATTCTGCAGGAAGCATATAAAATGCTTCAAGAGGTATATCGTATGTTGGGGGTGGGTGTTGCAGTTTAAAATTTACTTACAATGATGAACAGAGGTCGAGAGGTGTTTGTGAGAAAAACTAGAAATAAACTATCTAGTGCGTGATAGGGGAAATGGAAACAATCTGTATTAAGTGTACAATGGATCCAACAAGTCATTCTTTTAAGAAAATATCTGAAAAGGATGGTGTATGTACTTACTACACAAAACCAATAAATTCAAAACTATATACGGATACGGATGGAATCCTATCACATTATGATAATGCTTTAAAGCAAATTGGAGATAAAAAATGGATTTGGATATTTGACAGTGATGGATTTGATTTGAAACACGCGATGGAAGTGAAAACTGGCTCAGGGATCGCGAAACTCTTAACAGAAAAGTATGCAGACAATTTATTAGAAATAAAAATAATAAATCCAACGTGGCATATTAGGACAATGTTAACGGCAGTTTGGCCATTTTTAAGTCAGACTACATGTGATAAAATTAGGATCTTGAAAGACCGATATTACAGTGTCCTTGAGTTTGTTTAATTATATCTAGTATGCCTTCGATGATTATGATGACTGTGTAATTTCGCTAATAAATCCTATAGGATCATTTTCATATTTGAATAGAAGTTGCGAGATTTCTGCTTGAGAATATATGTAATCAGGAATATTATCTATAGAGTATTCTTTAAGATCGACGCCATACCATTTTTTATAAATTTCTGCGATATGGCAGTGTCGTAGTTTCTTAAACTCAATCTGCATATCAATTCGTCCAGGGCGTAATAGTGCAGAATCAATTTGATCATTATGATTGGTAGTCATAATGATTACACGTCCAGGGCACTCAATAAGTCCATCAATTATTTCAAGAATACCACCAAGAGTAAGCTTATCTTCATTTTTGTCCTTTAGTAGAGATTTATCGACCTGTACAGAATCTGTAATCTTTTCAACAAGAATATTTTTAGAATTATCCTCAATAGTAGTCTCTTCTTTGATTAGAGAGCGATGGCGTATAATATTTTCCCACCCATTACAATCAATCTCTTCAAATACATAAATGCGTTTTTCCTGTGGGGTACTGATTCGGTCACAGAAGAATAGTTCTTCGAGACGCTTTTTGGTTTTAATTCTATTCATTGGAACAATCATTAGGCTCATATCAAGATAATTGGCAACGGCTTTGATACAGCTTGTTTTTCCTGTACCAGGAGCCCCATAGAATAGAAGACCAAGTGTTTCAGGCAGTCCAAGTGTTTTATATTTATCACGATTAACAAATGTATCAAGCCGTTTAATAAGCTCTTTTTTACCATCAAAGAAGAGATTATCAAATGATTTAGATGAATTAAAGTCAACTCTATCAGGATGAGATAATTCAATTACATCAGGATCACTTGCGTTACTAAAGATTGGCTTGATAATATATTTAGTAGTTTTGTTTTTTAATTTTATAACCTTAATATGCTCATCAATAATAGTATGCATAAATTTCGTAAGGATTTCAAATGTTTTTGTAGTTGTAAGAGTGAATGTAATTGTTGTACTATCAATCATAGTTGACCTTTGTGATTTTCCTGAATCTCTACTTTCTTTTACTAACTCAATATGACATTTAACATATTCAGTTAGGTTAAGTATAGTATTAGAAGTAGGAATTACAATAATATCATTATCTTCAAATACTTCATTGTGTGGAAATTTAATATTGGTAGCATTGGAAAGAAGTGTGTTATTTTTTTCTATAAGATCATTAATGAAGCGAATGATAGCCCACATAGATGGGCCAAGCTGTCCATATGTATGACCTTCTTCAATATTTGTATAAAATGCACCTGATATTTTGTACTGTGTTTTACCATACGTACGCATATTATTATTATAGAGATTTACAATTGAACTCCATTTTTGAAATATAACTACAATAATAATTATAAGTGGAATCCAAGAATTGTCCTTTCCAAGTAATAATAGAATAATATAAGATGGATCAAAAGAGGAGCCTGGAAACATTTAAAATTTATACTTGGAATGCTTGAAATGCGTGTATTATTATTTATTATACATTTTGAATTCAATTTTTATAATTTATATCAAAATGGGGCACTTTATGTGAAGAATAAAATAACAGATTATAAAATATTCTAAAAAATTGACGGTGTGTTTTTTTTATATTGACTATATAGAGATGTTTAAATTACTTCTTGTTGGATTTCTAAGTTTTGTTTCGGGTCAAGATAGTATTTCGTGTGGTACAGGATTTGTTTATAATATGGCGGTGAGCAGTTGTCTTCCAACATCTCCAGGTTCTAATTGTTGTGATGCTTCACTAGCATCTTGTCAAGATGCTATTAAACTCTGTATGGCCAGTGGTACTGCTACTACAAATTGCCAAGCACTAGCATGTCCAACAAGGATGCCAAGTCCTACGTGTTGTGACCCTACCTTAATTAGCTGTCAAACTGCTATCCGAACTTGTTTAACAAATACTCTCAATCCACAAATCTGTCAGGCGTTAGCGTGCCCAACTCCATCTGTATCACCAATTCGTACCCAACCACAATATTCTACAACAGCCACCGTGAAAGCATCGCCAAATGCTATGTCTACTTTCACTAGGCCCATTGAATCTTCTACGGCTACACCTAAACAGACATTAGCATCCAATACACCCAAGCAAGCGGATGTAACTGCGACAACATCTGAGACAGCGACTACGTCTAGGACAGAGACAAGTACAGCAACTAGTACAGCAACATCCTCGGCATCTAATACGCCCAAGAGGACTGAACCTTCGGCATCTAATACGCCAAAGCAGACTGAACCTTCGGCATCTAATACGCCAAAGCAGACTGAACCTTCGGCATCTAATACACCAAGACAGGTTGATAGAACAGCAACTGCAACGACTACATACAAGCAGACTGACTCATCGATGTCGATGAAACCAGCAGATCCTGCTGCGTCTGCGTCTGCGTCTGCGTCTGCGTCTGTATCTATGAAGCCCACACGTAGTGTATATCCATCACGATTTGTCAAGTATAGTTTCTCTATTCGGCCACGCCCTTCACAGTATGTATTTCCAGGTAATTTTACTACCTTTATTTCATCTTCTATTATATTTCCGAAAGCAAATCATACACTTCTTCGCGAGCCTGCAAAACTACAAGAACTTCAAATAATTCTTGCGTGTATTCTTCGTATGCCACTTGAAGGTATTGAAATAACAAATATTGCTACAAGTTCCATCGATCTTCCATTTGATACTTCTATTGCGCGTCTTAACAGTAATGGTCAAATTGTATGTATTAATCTACCAAGTGTATCCACCACACAGGGGCCAGCATTACGCAGGTTACAAGTCGCAGATACAACGGTTTCTTACAATATTCTTAATCCGAATAATGTATTTATGACAGATAAAGATTCCTTTGCGACTTCCATTACAACAGATTCAAATATACTATCTTATGCAAATTCGGTGGGGAGTACTAATCCAACGGTAATTCCTCCCATTGTGCTATTTACTCTTATTAGTCCTGAACCATCAACAGTCCCTGCACAGCCACCGAGTGCTGGAGCAATTGTAGGAGGTATTATTGGGGGTATTCTTGTGATAGGTCTAATTGGTGTTGCGGTGGTCACAATGGTTCACCTACGTAATCGTGTTCCACCTATTACATCTGTAAAGAAGCCATCTATAGCTGTTTCAAACCCTCTAAATTATACGAATAGTTCACACGTAGTATTTAACCCAGTACCAACGCGGCGTTCTACGTAAATTAGTCTAAGCATTGTTGACAATCCTTAAAAAGGCCAGGTACAAATTGGCACCTTTTAATACATTTAATTTCATCACGCGATAAGCGTTTTTTAGATTTTTTGGTGACGCGGCCAGATTTATTGCGAATGGTAATCATTTTATATCCAGATTTTCCTTTAATTGTTACACGATTTGTCCGTATATGTCCTTTACCATTTTTAAACTCAGTATGTGTTTGCATAGAATTATATTCAAACATTTTCTAATATATGGAGAGTTTAAAATAATGATACTCTAAAGTATAGGGTGGATGAATGTATGAGAATGTGAATGAACTAAAGACTGTTGATTCTATGCCAGGAAGTATAAATGAATTAATAAGTACAAATAATCGTTTAAAGCGTCCGCCGTCATTATCAGAATCTTTTGCGTGGACGCCAGAAAATATAGCACGTGCCAATCGAATTCCTCTTATATCACTATCTGATAAAGTAGATATAGATGATATAGATCCAGTGGTGGTGGCGGAGCCAAGTATAAAATATTGGAGGTATGAAATAAAAATCGTAGAAGTATTTATTAAGTTATTGCTTCATATACTATTAATTTCTATATTTGAGACATTATTTTACTTTTTATATGTCTCAACGCTGGAGAATAATGGTATAGAGACGACAGTGAATACATTTATAAATGAAGCTGTAATAAATTGTATAAATATAAGTCCATTAGAGATTCAGATTATAGATGATTTTTTGGAGCCTTATATAAATGCGACGCAAGTGATAACTGAAGGTAATAATGCGGGAATACAGAGGATGATATATAATGAATTAATATCAAGGCGTGCGTGGGCGTATGTGGGTGGTTTAATGGGATTATTTTCGGTATTGACGGTGTATATAAGGTGTCGTCGTATAAAAATTAATTGGAGATATATTATATTTGAGAATACAGCGATGGTGTTATTATTGGCATTGTATGAGATGATGTTTTTTAATACGATTATATATCCATATGAGCCAATTTCAACGGATGAGATATCGAGGGATGCGATAAGGAAATTTCAGGGTTCGTGTGGGATATTAAAGTAGGATTTCAATTATTTTTAGTTAAATATGTGAAAAGAACTTAAAGAACCCTCCAAATATATATATTGTGGAGAAATCCACAAGTGAAGATGGCCGAGTCTGGTTAAGGCGCAAGACTTAAGTTCTTGTAGAGAAATCTGCGTGGGTTCAACTCCCACTCTTCACATAATGAACTATTTTTTATGTTTTAGTAAAGCTTAAAAAATGGTTTCTTAGAAATCATAAATCTGGTCTATTAGAATATCGGTAGTTCGCTTGATTCTGACTCAAGAAGGCGTGGTTCAACTCCACGATGGACCAAATGGCAAATATTTTGCCCTACATACTAAAAGGTAAGTAGGGGGTAATATCCCATAGATCTTATTATCTAGTTGGTTATGATGTGGGACTTTGAATCCCAATGCCTCGGTTCGAATCCGAGTAAGATCAAATCTTTGTTATTTAAAGCCCTGATATGGATTTTAAATAGCAGAGTAAAATCTGCGAAAGCCTTCTTAGCAAAGTGGCATTGCGTTTCTCTTGTAAAGAAAAGGTCGACAGTTCGATTCTGTCAGGAGGCATATAGTTATTAAGAGATTTTTCAAAAGTCTCCTAATAGCTATGTCAGTCAACATAGCTTAGCTCTCATAGTTCAGGAGTAGAACGCTTCATTAGTAATGAAGAGGTCGTGAGTGCGAATCTCATTGAGAGCAAATATTAGGGTCATTAAGAAATTATTAGTTTCTTAATGGCCCTTTAGTTCAGTGGAAGAATATTTCCCTTCTAAGGAAAGGGTCGTGGGATCGAACCCCACAAGGGCCTAATTATATTATTATTAAGTTATACCTAATAATAATATAAAGCTCCTATGCCATAAATAATTAAGTTAATGTCAAATACAGTTAATACCACATTGGTATCATATCCAAAAGCTAAGAAAAAGACAAATATTCCACGCGCTTTAAGGGAGCAAGTTTGGATAACAAATATAGGTAATAAGTTTGACGCAAAATGTTTGGTTGTCTGGTGTCAAAATACTATGAATGTATTTGATTATCACGTTGGTCATAATATTCCAGAAAGTCGCGGTGGTGCTACAAATATTACGAATTTGAAGCCAATTTGTGCTAGATGTAACTTATCTATGAGTAACTATTATTCTATAGAGGAATGGTCAAGAATGGGCCAAACTATTCAACAAAATATACAACAGTCTATAAATAAAAACTCTGTAAAATGGCCTTCCGTCACTGCCACTGCTCCAACTGCTCCAACTGCGATTCCAGCCAAAAAATCTTGGTGGGTATGTTGCTAATATTACTGCGGATATAAAGACTGAAATGTTATTCTTTATAAGTGTAGAGTATGCCATGTGGTTGTGGAAAAAAGAAAACAGGCACTGTTCATTTTATGGGCCAACCAAATTCAGATGTTCCTGAACCTGAAGAATGGGGACCCATTGTATGGAAATATCTACATTGTCTTACTGAAAAGATAGGTACAACTGGAAATAAGATTGTTGATACAGATCAAGCAAACTATATGGAAACACTTTTAACAACACTACATCTTGTAATCCCCTGCCCAGAATGCCAAGCTCACGCCACCTCATATATCAGTGGGAATCCTATTCCATCACTCAAAGGCCTTTATAACGAACAACTTCGTAGCACTGTGCGTAACTGGCTTTTTACTTTTCATAATCACGTTCGTACTATAAAGGGCAGACCTATTATGTTAAACTCACCTGATGAATGTGCTGGACTGTATGCAGGATGTTTTATTCCTAAATGTGAATATACACTTTTTATTCAAAATGTAGCATATGCAGTTAGACAAGGATGGGTGCGTGTAGATAACTGGAGAAGATGGTATAGTAACTCTGAACGTATGCGCATTATAAGTGGTAATGTTGTAATATAATATAATTTAATCATATGCCTTATAAAATATAAGTATTATTATTAATTCTAAGCAGTACTAATCTGCCAACTAGCATCAATGAGTATATTTAATTCATCCGCTATACTTTGACTTGCTATGTTAGCTGTACCACAATGAATACCACCATATAATCGCGATTTACCAGCACCATAGTCACCAGATGACATTTCATCCCAAGTAGTAAATTGTAGTGTTAGTGGTATAGCAGGAACCACTCCAGATTGAATTTCAGACTTACCAGCTCCAATAGTAAATGTACCGAATGGCTGCGTATCATTTGAAGTAAATAATGGAGAAATTAGCGTCTGTTTATCATAATATATAGTGGTAGGTGTAATATTCGCAGTAAACCACTTAGTCATTGTTAAGGCAAATGCTGAAGAGAATTGACTATGCCCAGATGGGAAATCCGCAAATGGAGGCGTTATAAAGTTTGCCGTTTGATATGGAATCCATTGATCACCTTTTACAGTTCCGTTCCAGGATTGAACATCAACACCAACATATCTGCGTCTAACTTCTTGAATAGGACGGTCTTCCATATTGGCCGCCTTCAATCTCCAAGTTACACGACCACCCTCGAACAAATGTATTGATAAATCTAAAAGAGAATATACTATATTTTCCTTATTAGTAATAGCAGAAGTACGCATATATTCTTTCCAAAACCAAATAAACATTAATGGAGGACTGACCGTTCCAGGCCCGCCAGCCCAAAACTCAGCACAACATTTTTCAGTATCATTTAAATTAGCAGTAATATTCATTACTTCATCTACTTCAGTATCACGGGGTAACCCAGTAAGTGGCTTGTGTACGTCTTGAATTGCTTGTTCTTGTGCTTCTGTTAGGCAAGTGGAGAGAACAGTATCCCATCCATATGTCATATAATTTTGAGGGGCTGCAGCACCCGCACCCTTTAACCAAAGCGCCGCCCATAATACAGGGGCAGGAAATTCATTTATATCATTTACAGTTATACCATCAACAATTATAGATTTACCAAAATTTAGATTTTGTGTAGAATTGGGTTGTCCTATTGCTGCGGCGGCTGTGCTCCCATCTCCTACTCGGTAGCTGTACCAGGTTTGCCATAATGAAAACCATCCTGTCCAGTTACCAGCGGCTTTTACACTAGTCACAATAGATGCTGGGCAGTTATATATAGATTTATAACTAGCACCAACAAAATAAGGAGTAACAGTATCAATTACATTACATAGCCAAATAATAGAATCACTATCTGATAAGGGGGATGCCGCCTTATTGGACCAGTTCCAATTATCGTGTGTGTTAGAAATGCTGGATTGACTAGAAACCCAATTCCAGGCTTGGGTGACTGAAGCAATCCATACATACATAATTCGCGAGCCCTTTGTTGGTCCAAGATTTACAGATGCTACATACTGTAACATAGTATCAAGTCCAGCATTAAGAACATATTTTAGAGATGGAACAATATCTGCCACTGAGCCACCATTCATAATAGTAGATAGACTATCAGGAGGTGCTAAGAAATAAGACGATGATGGAATAACTGGTCCTTGGCCGCCAGCATTCATAGCGCACACTGTAAAAGTGTATGGCTGCCAATCTTGTAGGCCAGTAAATCTATATGTAGTTTCACTTGTTGTAACTGGAGAAAGAGCGACTCCATTTAGGTATGGTGTAATAATATAGGTAAAAGGTCCATCGCCAGTGGTAGGGGCATTCCAGGAAATAACTATAGAACCAACAGTAAAGGTGATTCCAGAGATGGCTCCAGGAATGGCGGGAACATATGGGGCAGTAATAAGTGACGCATTAAGTTCAGGACAAGGGCAACCAGCACTTATACCAATACAAGTGGGATAACGAGTATATTCGGTCATATGGCCAGTTTTAACGGCATTCATAATGGAGCTATCATAAATACCAGGTAGTGGTCCATATCCAGTTTGGGGTTGTGTAGTGTTACTCGGAGGATATAGACGTGTTAAAAAAGAACCAGCTGTAGCTCGTTCAGCTCTACGCTTAGTAAGTTGTGAGCTATCATAGATGCGATTAGACATTCTAATAATACTAAAAATAATATTATTTGAATGATTATTATAATTATATGATAACTTTATTTTGAATTTAGAAAGTGCTTTCTACAAACGGGACGATATGCTTCAGCGCCGCCAATTGCAACACCATTTTCGTCTTTAGGGACTTCTCCAAAGTATTTAGAGTAAACTGCGACTGTTCCATCACGGCATACTGAGCAGAATGCACTAAGGCGTTCGACTTCTTCTGAGTGAGGAATGAGTTTTAGCATATCACCAAATGGAGTTCGTTCTGATGTACCATCGAGACCTGAAACTACGATATGAATCGGTAGTTCATCGGCCCAGGCAGATACGTATTCGTGGAGATCTGTAAAGAATTGGCCTTCATCGATAGCGACTACGTTGTAATCGCCAGAACGTACAAGGTGATTAACGGATTTGAGTAGTTCAACACAAGCCGCTTTTTCAACATCTTTGTCGTGAGAAGATACACAATCTTTTCCATAACGATTATCGCCAATATAGTTTACAACAAGTACTTTGTAGCCGATTGATTTATAACGTCTAACACGACGAAGGAGTTCGGTAGTTTTCTGACTAAACATACAGCCGATGATAAGTGAAATATAGCCCATTTTATGTCCTTGCTATTTTGGTTGGTGGGCTTTAGGAGTCAAATTTTACGCAATTTAATTCGGTTATAAAAAAAGAGATGTCTAGTTGGTCTATAGATTCAATACCAGCATTTTGTATTACGTTGGAACGCCGTCAAGACAGGTGGCGTCGTTTTCAGGATCAGTCCGGAATCGATGGGTTGAATTTAAAGAGATTTCTAGGTGTGGATGGAAAATCACTTAATGTAAAAATGGATGACCGCATAGCATTATGTGCTAAACGAAATATTTTAGAAAAAACGAGGCGTTCACACGAAGAACTTGATAGTATAGGTGGAGTAGGGTGTGCTTTATCTCATATCGCAATATGGCAATGGATGGTTGATAATAACCAAGAGCTTTGTTTAATATTTGAGGATGACGCAGTCGTACCTCCTGATTTTATAGAAAAGGCGAATAATTGTATTAATAATTCGACTATTATAAAAGATCCAACAAAATGGGATATATGGCTATTAGGCGGTATTTGGGATAAACTTACTCAAATTCCAGATGAACCAACAGCGGTTCGAATAGGTACATTTGCTACTTCACACGCAATGGTAATGACTTTACGTACTGCTAAAAGATTATTAAAAGACGTATACCCAATACAGGCACATATTGATTTATGGATGTCTATATATAATTATGTATATGACTTAAGAATTGTTGGATGTTTGAACTTACATTTAAAACAAGCATCAGCCGTTAAAACAGATATACAGTCTGAAGATGGATGTGATATTTGTAATGTAGAGAAGGGATTTAGTAAAACACATACATTAGTATCAAAAGTTGAATGGAATATTGCCAGAACTGCAGAAGTAGTTGCTATTGGATTAATTGGATATATTCTCTATCAGCAATATCAAAAAATGAAATAAAAGTTAAGCTGTCTTTGTCGTAATCTGCGTACAAAGAATCTCTGTACCGCTTGGATCGTTCCAGGTAATCTTTACAACTAGCTTACCTGATACACTGTTTTCTGATGTTGATACCTGATGATGGTGACCAACTAGAAGAGGGCAAGGGTCACCAGATTTTAGAGTCTCATCGCAGAGAAGTGCCTGGCTAGTGTAGGGAAATCCATTGAGTGTAGCGGAGTAATATGCTGTACCGCCTGTAATTGGCACATCCAAGTCAAAGTCAAAGATTGTTGATACATTTTCTCCTTTGGTGGGAGTATCTGTTGATAGAGTTACAACAAGATTTTTGGCAAGTGCTGAAGTTGAGGAACAGACTGTTGTGCCTGATAGAGTGTGGTTATATACCGTATTAGGATGTGCATAGCAACTCGTAATAAACAAGAAAAGAAGAGCAGAAATCATAGTATCTACTTCATTATATATATAAATCTTTAGATTAGGTATCTTAAAAAGTTTTACGTAATGCTTCCCAAGAAACAGGAAAGGCTTCAGCAAGACATTTATCTACAAGACCCGCATACATACGAATCTCTTTTTGAGCATCCGCGCCTAAACGAAGATGACATAGACGAGCATATGCAGCAAGAGACCCAGTCTCCACAAATTCTGTATACATACTTTGTGGAAGAATGCCGCGTGCCACTTCAGGGGCTACACCTGAGGCAAGAAGATCATTATAAGTCTTAATGAGCTGACAGGTTTGTTCTGCGATGATACGACGAACCTCTTCAGATTGTTCTACAGGAGTAGCTTTAGAGCCTTGTTTTGCTTTAGGATCACGTTCTCGGATTTCGTCAGGTTGAGGTACCCAACATTGAGGAGGAGAATCTACATAACGACGACTGACTTCATTACGAGCAAAACCGATTGTATGACGGTACCATTCACGAGTTACAAAGATTGGCATCTTGATACGAAAGCGAACTTGAGGATGAAAAAAAGGACTTGTATGGTTATGTTTTGCCAAATAGTTAATTAGTTTTTTATCACCTTCGGTAAGTTCAGTAGAGATTTTATCAAAAGATACGCGGGCTGCATTTACAACAGTAAGGTCATCACCAAACTTTTCAAGACATTCAACAAATCCAATGCTATCAGGCATTAATTCTTTTTGGGAAGCGGTTGACATCTCACTAAAAATATATAATGTTTATTCTTTAAATCTTTATAGTATTTTTATAGTTTTATATTTTTATATTTTGGTTTTCTATATTATTAACTATCAACTGATGAAGAGCGAGAGCTAATATCACATGCAATTTGACGAACTAGAGGGCCAGTAGGCATTGGAGGCATTAGAGACATTAGAGATATTGGAGACATTGGAGACATTGGAGACATTGGAAGAGCCGTATATATGCTTTGTAGAGGAGAAAGGTTGGGAGAAAGTGCATCGCGCTGATGAGCTCCTCCACTAACAGTTGCGCATAGTTCAGAACTAATATGGCGTTGTGCGGAGTTAGAGAATGTGCGGGTAACAGAAAGAGGAAGAGGATGTGAGGGGCTGTTTTGAGGATCTCCATAACCGCCGCTACTAGGCACTTGAGACAGAGCAGCAGGAAGGCCGCGCATACGACCTAGATACCCTGCGTGCTGTGTCATAATCTGAGCTGAATTGGCAGCGGCAAAATGGCGATTCTCAAGAGTTAGCTTACAAGTATTTAGTTCTTCAAGAAGAATATCCCATAGAGAGTGCTCGTGTTCTTCACGATACTCAGTAATAGTTGTGATACAGCTGTTAATCTTCAGAATGTGAGCAGCCGTATCAGCTGAGGTACCAAAATAGGACATAATGCTTCTAGTTTGTTCGAGTAGTGCCAGTACCTCAAATCGAATGTAATGTGCTTCGCCGTTAACCTGAAGTAAAGCATCTGTTGTTGTGACTACAGTCGAGTTGATTTCATAGGTGTTATGTGCCATAAGATCATATCCCTTGAGTGTAGCGGTAGTTCCACTAGGAATCTTTGCAAGGAATGCTGCCTCAGTGCCAGCAGGCATATCTCCAATGACAATTTCAACCTTGTTACCAACAGTATTTGTGCCATAGCGACTCTTTACCTCAGTGCCAACAGGAAGAACAACTCGAACCTGTTGAGAGGCACAGGATATGAGGCCACCGAGGATATCGCCAAAGACACTGGCTACATCTTCAAGGTTATTGACAACATAGTAAGAGCCACCGCCTTCAGTACTAATACTTTGGAGCAGCTCGACATTGTGGTCAGTACCATATCCAACAGATGAGATAGAAGTGCCATTGAACTTAGTAATGGTATTACGAACAAGCTCAATAATGTCAGTTGAGTTAGTAAGACCTATATTAGCAATACCATCGGTAAGAAGGAGAATGCCCTGTTTTAAGCCACTAGTATCGACTTGAAGGGATTCGTGTGCCTGAATGATGCCTGCGCTGAGATTGGTATTAGACTCAACGCGAATAATGGAGATACGGGTACGGATATTGTCTTTTTCAGTTAAGGACACTGCAGTCTGAGTTAGGATAGTACGAGCAGCTTCACTGAAGGTGATAACGGAGATAGAATCCTGAGGGCCAAGGAAGTCAAGGAGGAATTGAAGAGACCGCTTGACATTCTCAAGTTTGTTGTAGGATTCCATAGAGGCTGAGGTGTCAATGACGCAACATAGATGAACAGGAGTCCGAGTCTCGGATTCAGGCGCCTTGACCTGGAGGCAGGCCCATTCAGGATGCTTGGAGAGAGTGTATGCTTGGAAATTCATTTTACGGTTTTAACGATAAGAGTGTTTAAATTATAAGCTTGGAAGGGTGTACAACTAATATTCGAAACTAAAGATATCAATTTTTTCTGCTAAGTAGGATTAAATCTGAATAAATATTTCTTAGTATAAGAAAATGATATCGCCTAATATACTTATATTTATTCTTGTTGGGTTTGTAATGTCTATTCTATCATTGATATTTAGACAGAAGAAGATATATAATGTAGTTCCGAAAAAAATATGGACTTATTGGCATAATCCAGATAACTCTGGAGTCAATAAAATACCAAAGGCTGTTAAATTATGTATGGAGTCTTGGAAGAAATTTAATCCAGATTATGAAATTGTACTTTTGACAAAGAAGAACTTTCAGGGCTACGTAACTATTCCAGATGCATATAGAACTCATCCGCATTTTAATGATTCTCCGCAGAGGTTTTCAGACTTGGTAAGATTATATGTGGTGGAGGAGCACGGTGGGATATGGATTGATGCATCTGTTTTAATAAAACAGCATTTTGATGAATGGTTATTTCCAAAATACGCAGAGTATTCTGGATTTTATAGTGGGCCGTTTACGATAGATCCTAAAGCACCAGTAATAGAGAACTGGTTTTTTGCGGCGAATAAAAATAGTAAATTTATTAAGCTCTGGAAACAAGAATTCCTTGAAATGGCAAACTTTAAGGATATTCAAGGATATTTGGATTCACGAAAGAAAATGGGCGTGAATTTTAGCGGATTAAGAGATCCACACTACTTAGCAGCATATGTTTCTGCTCTAAAAGTTATTGAAGTAGATAAATATCCACAAGATACTCTTATTCTAAGGGATTCAAAGGATACAGCATTTAGATATTTGAAGGATGCTGTATGGTATCCTGAGAGGGGGATGAAATTGGCGTGTAGTGATAGATCATATCAGGCACCTATTATGAAGATGCGTTCTGATGAGAGAAATATACTTGAAAGGGATATAGATGGAGATTTATCGCCTGAAAAGTGTGGATGGCTTACTTAGCTACAGTGGTGGACGCGGCGTCTTTAGCCTTCTTCCACTTTTTATAGAAGTGTGTCCATTGTACAAAGTATGATGATTGTAGTTTATCAATCGCGAGTTGGTGGAGTTCCCGTTCCTGAGGGCTTAAAGAAGCATAGAATTCATCAAAATCGGCGGGGAGTGGAGAGGATTTAGGAGGAGTATATTTTTCCATTATGTCTGTCTACATCAATGTAGAAAATCGTAGTCAAATTTTACCTCTGATGCTAATAGGTGAAGGCATCAAATGCATTTCAAAGATAAACGGGTGCTATCAATTAAAACACCCGAAGATATGCTAAAAATCCTTAATTCAAAAGGTAATTCTTTAAGCAGTTATAAGAAAGGTACCAAGATTACAGTATATAACAAGATGGAGTCAAACTATTCCTATGTGTTAGCTGAGAACCCGGGCAAAAATTTCGCAGAGGGTTTTGAACCCGAATTAACCCCTGCGAAAATGTTAGAACTCGGTGTATTTGAGGGAAAGTATCTGAATGACTGTCTTTTAGAGTTTCCTAAGGAATGGTTTTTAAAAGCTATTGATAAGGGTAAACTAAGTCCTGAAGGTGCGAATCCAGAAATTAATTTATACAAAGTTAAGTCTCGATTGGACCTCGATCAATGGGAAGATTATGGATGGATTCCTAACCCAGAAGGGAATATAGCTAAACAGTATCCAATCCTATCAAGTAAAGAAAAAAATAATGATGTTCGTGGTTGGTTTCAGTGGTATTGTAGATTTTTTCTTGGAAGAAGAGAGCCTGAAATAGATGAAGTTCAGATTAAGCGATGGAGAGCTTTTCGCAGACATTTAGGACAGATTAAAGCAAACTGTAAACCAGGCGATTTAACCTGTAGACCAGTGCAACGGCAAGCCCTATTACAATGGTCTTATCGTAGTAACATTTAAATCTCTAACATCTGAACATCTTCTTCCAACTGTTGAACTTCGTCTGAAATAACATCTTCTTCGCCCTCATCCAAATCTATATCATTTACTGAAAGTTTTTTAATAGCTTTTGCGGCTTTTTTATCAGGATGAGCTTTATTGTATTCTCTAGTGAAAGCGGTTTTAACCTTAGTAGAGAGTTCAAACTTATCGAACATAACTTCTTGTAGATTATCCATAATATCATCGCGTGTATATCGCATTTGATCCATAGTTTTAATGACTGACATAATATCAGGTTTTAACGAAGTATCAGCTTTGAGTGGATTTAGAAGTATAGTTTGAAGTGGTTCAGCATAGTCTAGGCGGAAAGAATCATTCGAGCAGAATACTTTAGAGGAAAGATCATCAATGTAGCGCTTGTGTTTGAGTCTCTTAGAATTTTTACCGAGCCAGGAAGGAAAGATTTGAAAAGGAGCTGGGCCTGAAACAGTTTTAGCAGCACTTACTACTGATTGTACAAAGTGAGGAAGCAAACTCCAGTCCTGAGTTCTATGAATTCGTCTGTCTATCACGTCACCAACAGATATAAACTCTGCTGCACGTACAGCATCCTCTAATGAGTTTCTACTTGATGCGGCATATGCTTCTTGAACCATAAGAGGAATCATATTATAATCTACAAAGACTAGGTTAGCGGCTTCATCTAGTGATGCTTTTTTATTACCGATGAGTTTTTGAGTGGCTGAGAATAAGTCAAGACGAAGATTGGAGTCTTTATCATTTTTGGATTCTACAGTATCTGCTCCATAGAATTCAAGATTGTTGAGAATGGAGCGAATATCGTTGCCGTTTTTCTCGCAGAGCCCTTCTAAATCCAACTTTGTTATTTCAATTTTTTCCGCCTTTGCTACTTTGAGAAGTGCAGTAGCAATTGTTGATTTCACTGGTCGATTAAACTTAATATCTAGACACGCATTTATAATCGGTCGCAACTTAGGAGGTTTATCATTCGCAATACAAATAATAGGTGTAGAAGTCTTCTTAATGATAGAGGCGATTTCACCAACACCACCGCGTTCTGATAGGCCATCCACTTCATCCATAACAATTACTTCTTTCACTAAACGCCGAATACCAAGTGCGAATAGACCGCGTAGCATTGAAACAGAGCGAGTGTCTGAGGCGTTATATTCTTTTACTTTGTAGCCGAGGGATTCTGCGATAAGATGCATAGTCGTCGTCTTACCAATACCAGGCGGGCCTGTTACAAGAATACCACGACAATCAGGATAAGCTTCGTCCCAGGATTGTAGCCAAGTAGTGATTTGATTAATTTGTTCTTTATGACCGATAATATCAGCTATGTTCTTTGGAGCATATTTATCAACAAACATATCTTTAGCTTCATAGTGTTTCTCTTCAGCCACTTTGGGGGCTTTTCTTACAATTGGAATACCTAGTTTGAGGGCTTGTTTGTATCGCCAAGATTCTGTGATGGGTCTGCCATCATTACATTCGGAACCGACATGGAGTTTGTAGCCTGGAAGTAGGACTTTATGAACAGTAAATTTCTTTATAGAGTCCCTATTAAGATTTCCTGTAATAGCGATATCCATTGTATTACAGCGTTACTGCATTGCTTAGATATATTAAAGAATCAAATTTTTTCGCAAGAACTTAAACCATAATACCAGAATATATATAATAAGTTAAATGTCGGATATGGAAATATCTAATTCTGAAATTGAGGCTACACCAGTCGGATATATGTCTACTGTTACACAGACGGTTCCAGAGATGGTTCCAGAGATGGTTCCAGAGACGGTTCCAGAGATGGTTCCAGAGATGGTTCAAGATACAGAAGTTTCTACAGTAGAAGAGGATTCTAAAAAAGGTAATATTGAGGCAACTGATACCCCAGTAGAATCTGAAGAGGAAGAGGAGGAAGATGAAAAGAGTAAAACTGAAAATAAGGTTCACTATATCCAACCAGTAGTAATCAGGCGCGATGAGGGGCTTCCATTTCCTATTGTATGTTCAGCATCACTTCTAGCATTTGTATATTTGCTAAAACTATTTTTTATGTTTTGTGCTTTTACAAGAATGGGATGTAATAGAGATTGTGTATGTTGTAATGTTTAAAACCTATTAAAATGCTTTGAGTAAATGATGTGCGACAACAAAGAGAACACCACCCCATAATGAATCAGCAATTGCAAATTTCCAATCATATTTATCAAGTATAGCATAGTTAGTAAAATCATATACAGCGTATATTGATACACCGTATAGGAATGCTTGCTTATAACTCGTAGTTTCTAAGAGCATATATGCCAAGAATAAGTAAACAATAGCAGCACCAATCCATCGTGCTTGAATTGGAGATCCTTGGATATTTTCAGTCATTTTGCGAGCATAGATACCGCCAGTTAGGAGCCAAAAGATATCAACCAATAAAAGAATTGCGGCGGCTTTGAGTAATGAATATGGATATGATGTCATTTCTAATATAGCCGTGTTTTATTTCATCAAATAATAATTTGTAATTAAATAGGCCAGATGGAAACATCAACGATTCAGATAGACGCATTTAGTACAAATCTTCACGGGGCAAGAATTCTATGTCAGGGTCCGTTTCCGAATGGAAGGTATGCTCCGATTATGGAATCAATACAAAAGTTAAGAGAACCATTTAAAAAGAAAATACTTCTAACAAGAACCACATTTTCACTTTCAAAGTATCTTCCCTTACAATATGACGCAGTATTTCAAGTAAAAGATACTCACGACTGGACATTAATTCTTACTTATATTACTTATGCTCCAAAGCCTCTGTTAGTTGTAGCGGAGGATGTTCCGATTCCAGATGGATTATGGCAGAAACTAAATAAGACAACAACATTTGTGAATATAACATCATCGTATGTACTAAATATTCGTCCATATGATGCTATATTTTTTGCGCCAATTGAGGAATTAGCGACGAGTTATACAGAATATGTATTGAAGTTACTTCAAAGTGTGTATAAAGCATCATATTCACCAAAAGAGCATAAGGAGGTATTACAGGAATTGCGAGTGGCTTCAGCGGGTGTATGTTGGACCAAATATGAAGAGGATACGCAAGGAGGAGCGATTTATTGGTACGATCCAGTAGGAAATAACCAAGGCGATAGTTTATCAAATAAACAAATGTCAGAATTATTTAATTGGTTATCTCAACAATTTAACCGCGATTAATTTCCATTTTCAAGACGATTTCTATGAACCTCGCTCATTAAATTATTGAAATTATTAGCGTTTTCTTCATTTTGAGTGCGCATAAGCTTCTTTAAGTAATTTTCTTGAACACGCATACCTCTATTAGTTTCCAGATTAGCAAGAAGATTGTTAGAAGGGGTATATGGGGTGGCCTCAGCCCTAAATCGTTTAGGAGATACAACACGATTGATTTTATTAGCATTAGTATTAGCAACCTTTCGATTTAGTATTATATTTTCACCCATATTAGCTTCAGCCAGCATTCGTCGAGCATTTCTATTAGCTGCTTCATCTGCTAAACGAGCTTCTCTTCTCTTTTTGACACCACTGCTGCCACCGCCGCTGGAGAGTCCAGGGGTGCGACCTGTCATTTGATAGAGTTCTTGAGATGCACCAGTTGTAAAGGCGTGGCCTAGATCGGCTCCACCCATTCCACCGCGGCCTCCAAATTGACCACGCATCGAACAAGATCCGCACGTACCACCACGTTTACGCGTATGTCTGCGAGTTTGTTTGCGACTGTGTCTTCGCTTATGAGACTTGCTTCTATGAGTTTTTCGTACCATTTCTATAGTATAACTACATTATTTTTTAATAGTGTAGTGATACTAGCATATAATTAATTATTAAAAGGGAATATTTTTAAGCCGTATAGAGTTAGTTTAGAGCTTGGGGGCGGGGGCGGCGCCAGGGGCAGGGGCGGAGGCAGAGCCCATGAGGGTGGGGACACCAGCGGCGCCGCCGCGCTTACGAGTGTGGCGCTTGCCGTGCTTCTTGGAGGTCGAGTGTGCCATTGATTTACTGAAGAGCTTGAAGGTACCCTTCTTGGCGATGTAACCGAGAGTGCGTAAGTGCTTGATTGCTTTCTTACCTGCTGTGTGTTTGCGGCGAGAGATGATGCGACCCTTGTGTTTCATAAGATCTTTCTTATGTAAGCCACCAGAGGTGTGTTTTGCAGTTCCGTGAAATACCTCAGCTTTCGAGCCAGTAGCCTTGATTTTGTCAGACATTTCTATATTAAACGCAGATATTTTATTTGTGTCGTAGGGTTTCGGCTAAGCGGTCTGAATAAAAATTGAAAATGGCGGGATAGATTAGAATGGATGCCGAAATGTCTGTGCCGTATTTCCAAGAAACGATGAACTCCGTTGAAACAGGCGCAACAATGGATGAAGATGGTTCTGATATAAACACGAGTGATAATGAATCAACTGAAAGTGATATTGAATGGGAGCTCCAGCACCTCAAAAAATATGATAATATGAAACAACTTGATATATTAAGACGCGAAATCGGACATATTGTAGCACATAATGTACTACTACCTGAAGAATGGTACAATGAACGGTTTGTGTATATTCATACTTATTCACAGTTAGGATGGGCTCATATGGCAAAACGATTTCACAATAAGGATCATTATATTCACGATACGGCCTTATATATTATGAGGCTTCTTGATGAACTAATCGAAGAACGCGGAGCAAAACCAACCTTTCATATTCCTACTTATCATAAAGTGATTCACAACATTCAAAGTGTTTGGAATTATTATAGTCGGTTGTATATGGCTGGGGAGGAGGATGCGAATGTGATGGATTTGATTGAGGGAATGATGTCTCTCGGTAAATAAAAATATATTTTTTTGATATTTAGAGGCAGTAGGTATAAGAAAATTAGGAGTGGGGGGAAATTTCAATTTTTTTGTGTAGAAGAAAGGGCTTAATGCGGGTCCACTATGAGATACAAAATTGATGATATCTAATACATTTTATGGCAAACCGCTAATAAGAGCCTAAAACATTGATCCGAATATAATATAAGATGAGCATAAAAATTGAAATCTCGTTGGTAGCAAAAAGGGGTGTTAAGACAACACTACCTCTTACTAATAGCTCCACGATGACACTCAAGTATATTAAAAACGAAGACGGCGACTTCGTATGCCCAGATTGCGGTGTAATAAAAAAGAACCAAAACACGATGTTCTACCATATGAAAAAGCACGAAGAACAACTGACTCACATATGTAAGGCCTGTAAGAAGGGATTTCTCCAAAAGCAAACTCTTGATCTCCATATCCGCTCAAAACATCCTGAACTTATTAAGGATACTGCCAACTCTGAAAAGAAATTTAAATGCCCATTCGACGATTGTGAATTTTCAGCACTTACTAAAGGTAATTGTGTAATTCACTGCCTCCGCGTACATTTTCAAGATGAGATCAATAATCTTATGGTCAAAGACAACGAAACTAAAATAATTTGTTGTAATGAATGTCAAAAGGAATTTAGCAGTTCTTGTGCTTTCTACTATCATTGTAAAAATTGTCTTACATTTGAAGAGAATGATGAGAAATATAAGAAATTTCAAGAGATAGCTATATAATAATTACATAAATATCTATCAATACTAGGTTTGTAAAAATCTATAATTTTTAGCAACTCTTAATAATGTAATTTAACTGGAAATTCAAGTCTTTAAGTTCTGTGTTATAAGACCGCACTTACTTACGCCTTTTAGTACTTCTTGATTTAATTTTTTTACGTAAGACTTTTTTATATTTGCGATGTGTCTTACTAACTCGAGAGCTTCCTATACTAATAGTATTCTTGCTATTAGGATTGTTGGTATTAGGTTTTGTATTACCATTATTATTGGTATTAGTTTCATTATTTGAATTAGTATTTGATTTAACTTGTTCAAATGACACTATTTTTAGTAGTTTATCCCATTTTTGCCATCGTGGCGATGTCTTGTTTAAGATATATGTAGGCATACCTAACCAACGGAATTTACTATCATTGTATATTTCAGCTATTTTAGATGTCATCTTATTAAATACATCCCTCACAATTTTAGACATATTTTCAGTTTGTATTTCTCCCATTTTTTTCATAACTTTTGCTATTGTATCTTTTTTATCTATTGTTATATCTGGATATTCCTTTTTTAATAAATTATCTATATTCTCATCTCCTATATATTCACTCCATCGACGCTCTCTAGCAAATTGTGATATGAAAAAAAAAACTTCATTCCAATATCCATATTTAGCATAGATTGGTTCTTCACCCCTCACTACCCTCCAATAGGAAAGTGGTACACTAATTCTTCCATTTTTTGAATCTTTAACTATCGCTGCATCAGCAAGTGTTACATCCTTATCTGAGCCGAGTATTAAAATTTTTAATTTTGTATTTAATACCTGTAATATATCAGTTTGTTTTATACCAGTAGGCAAATTATCTTTAATATTTATACTAGGTGTAAAACAATGACTTTTATCACTATTTGAACGTATCATTGATGATACTTGTGTACTGTCATCCTCATCAATATCATCAAGTTTATATGATATTGTAATACAATTATTTGTAATTCCGGAATAAGTAAATTTAAAAATTGTAGAGTATTCCTTTGTAGTCTCATCTGTGCCTTCAAATGTGAATGTAATTTTATAGTTCTCAGATGGTTTAATATACTCTTTAAACTTATCTTGAATAGCCTTTTCAATTGTATCTATAGGTTCTACCGCCACAGACATATTTTATTCTACCCTCAGAAATTAAACACAAAAATATATAAACTTATAATTGCTCCAAAATTGTTAAGGGCTATAATACTATTACTTGTTAGGTTCAGGATGTGCGTCTAATTGTTTAACTACTGAAAACATATGATAACCTCCAGCAGCAAATCCTAGCATCAAAAGAAGCTCATATGCATAGCGAGGTGTTTCTTTTTTATGGTAGCCAATGAATAATAGAAGTGGGGCAATAATAATAACGTGTAGAGCATTAACCCACGCCAAGTTAGACCGTGATTTTAACCGTAGAACAAGTTTAAAACCGTGATATACAAGAATAACCCATCCAATAGTAAAGAGGGCTAGATAGACCCATTGAGGAGTTTCAGCACGTGTAAAGCCAACATATAAGAATAAAGGTGCAACGAATATTAAGTGAACAATAGCTAACCAAAAATGATTATCAAGTTCCATTTCTAAATCGTAGCAAGTTTAAAAAGATCTTTGGCAACCTTTTTATCGTCACCATGTTTATATAAATTTGTAATCAAGACAATAAGAGTTCCAATGTAAATCCATTTTAAGAGTTTAAATTGTAAGAAGTAGTCAGATATATATGTAGATATAATAAAACCAACTATAATATAAAATATATGCTTAAAAGTAAATGGATAAATAAATTGTTGAATACTATTAATACTTCTGTACCTTTCTGGAGAAAGGCCTTGCCATAAATGATCCATACTAATTACTAAAAATAATTTAAATTATATTATTTATTATTATTATTATTATTATTTTTAAACATCCATTTACACTTCTTATCTTCATCTAAATCACCAACAAATTCATTCATAAATTTTATATATTCTTTTTCTATTTTAATTTTACTTTCCATATACTCATTGAATGAATTATTTCTATTAGGTAGTATATAAGAATTCATACTTTTAGGTATTATATCAAGATAATATGCGGCATCATCTTTACATTTATCAGTTAAAGCTGTTTTTTTAGAATTATCAATTGTATCATAAATAAACTCAAGAGTTGGTTTAATAATTGTGAAAATTAGATCAGATGTATCTGTCATTCTAGCACTAAGTAGTATGTTATTAATTCTCCAGCTTTTCCCAGAATTTATTGCTTTCTTTTTAATATCAAGATGATCTTCTGCTAAACCAAAATCAATCCAGCGTAGTTTACCATCTTCAGGATTAAATAGGATATTTCTATCGTGAATGTCTTGATGATAAATCTGTATTTTGTGTAATTTA